GTTATCGCTCGCCACGGGAATATCTGCGGCAGCAGGCCAGTAATGGGTTAAGTGATAACAGGTGTCTGGAAATATAGGGGCAAATCCAGTTCTCTACATAAACCTGAATCTGGTTTTCTGGATTTACTGGGTCAGTATCAATTTTACCGATATAAATTTTGCCATTAGCTACAGCTTTAAAAGAACGCGCCATAGTGAAGAGTTGCGAAGGCATCGATACGATCACATTGGCTGTAATGTCTGTCATTTAATTTGCTCCAGATACAAGGAATCGCCGCAGCATGGCTACGGTTGATGTTTGTTGCATACCGAAATGGTACGATTGTTGATTTGTACAGTAGGTTTTACGATGCCATTCCACCCATTTGGTGAGGCATTGATGATGTACAGCAAATACGATGAGGCGCAGTTCCACTTGAGGCTTACGCACGAGTTGCACGCTAAGATTAAGCAGCGTGCAAAAATGAATAACAGGTCTATCAATTCCGAAATTGTGGCTACGATGGAAGAATCACTCTCCAAACCATCACCTGTAAGCGGGTATCGTGATGAAGAAGAGAGGTTGGCCTCATTAATCTCGGAGCGAGTAAAAGAAGTTGCGGCTGATATCCTTAGAAAAGAAAAAACCCGCGATTAAGCGGGTTTAGCTGGTTAGTTATCAAAAAGTCCGTACGTTTCTTCTTCTTCAGGTGTAAGGGGAAGAATCTCTACTCTATCTATAGATACCTTTTCAATGTACCCATGAGGTCTACTTAAAATTAAAGCTCTCTCATGCCACAGAACTCCAAGAATGTGATACCTTCCAGCATCGCCTTTTACCCTGGCTCTTCCTTTGATTCTTGGCGGCATAATGCCATATTTTTTCTTTGCCATTATGCAACATTACTCCCATGAATCAGGTGTTGTAGTGCTTTAACACCTTCCTCATTGTAGCGGAACGCTTCCACCTGTTTGCTGGAATGCGCAGATTTATCCAGGAAGAACTTCCCGTACTGCTCAGTTTTGAGGTTGTTTGCGTTAGCAATGCGACCAATCTTGTTGGCCGTTACTCCAAGCTGCTCTGCAACCTCCCCTGCTGAGTAGTAATGCTCTTCTATTGCCGGAAGAGGTATTGCATTAAAACCAACGAGCGGGTTGATTATACTTGCTGCCGCTGTCTGCTTTGCCTCCGGCGCAAGATTTGGCATCAGATCGAACAGATTGGTAACAGCTTCAACCGTCATTTTCAATGTTCGCGCTTGACGATACTCAACAAGTCCACTCGCTGATTTACCGCTTTTAATGTGCGCTTCCTGCATACTTTCAAGTTTGTCTACAAGTGTTCGGCGAACTGCTTTAGATTCGCGAGCAGCAACACGAAGCGCCTGCTTGATAGTCATGGAGATAACATCAATGTCAGCCCCGTTTTTCCGACCTACACTTTTTGTGTAGGTCTCGCCTTCCAATTCATCCTCAATTTTCTCGATGAATTTGTTGTTACGTACTGATGGCTCTCCACATAACTTGCGAGCTTCATTAACCATCATCAGAAGACTTTGGCTGTCAATGGTTTTATCCGTGACAACGGATCCGATGTTTGCTACATTCTTAAAAGTCATTAGGCATTCCTTATGTGGTAGTAAGTGTGTGACATAGGCCGCCAGCAGCACACTGGCGGTTTTCTTTTTGCGCAGTCCGGCGCACCAATCAATGAATCCATTCCTCGCCGCGCAGTTTTGCCAGCATTGGCTGAGCGTTCTTTACGACAAAATTGTTGGTATCAAGATTCTTCATTTCACGAAGAAGTGATTTCTTGGTTTCTTCTGACATGTAGCGAGTCTCATATGCAATATCGTAAATCCTTCCTGAAAGCTCAGAACCAATTTGCTTCATTCCTGGGTAGATGTGTTTGCACATTTGTTGACTCTTCTCCATCCACAATTGTAAGTAGCAGAGATTAACCAGTTCTTCGTCAGTAAACTGTTTTGCAATCGGTGAGCATTCTGCCTGCCGATCCAAAATATCCAGCACCCAGCGGCGGAACTCTTTGGCTACCTGAGTGCGAGCAAACATCGCGATTAGGTGGGCACCGCGTAGTGAGAAAACACGCACTTTTTTGCGATAATTTCCTGAGGTACTCACTTCGAGTACCTGAGTCATTCCGGCGCTAAACTCATCGCTATACTTGTTATAAATCATTGTTACTGCACGACTATTTGCGTATTTAAGTGCAGATGCAATATTAGATGATGTAAACCAAACACCATGCATATCACGGGTGGGCACCAATTCAACTCCGTGGAAGTTATAATCTGATTTTGCTACAATATTCATGTTAGTTTCCTTGCATACGGTTACTGACATAGAGGCCCGGTTTGTGTTCACGCACTGCCGGGCTTCACTATTTTTACTGGGCATTAGCTCTTTCCTCTCTCAGGCTTTTAGCCAGTCGCTGCACAATCGCAGAGTTGATAGAAATTCCATCCATTTCAGCAACACGTCTAATCTCCTCCTTCATTCGCGCTGGCAAACGAAGCTGGAAACTTTGACTTTTACGACCTGTGTAAAGCACATCTTTCATAAGTAATCCTCCCACAATGATGCCAACTTGGTTCTAGAACCAATTTAACACCATTTATTTTGATGTCAAGTTGGTGCTATTGTTTAGCGAACATCTTTACGTTGAGGTCATATGAGCAAGTTCCCTAGTCATGAAATGGATAGGTTCAATATCAGGCTTCCTGCAGGAATGCGGGATGCTATAGCTGAACGAGCCAAACGTAACGGCAGATCAATGAACTCAGAGATTGTTCAGATACTGGAAGATGCCTTGAATGCAGAAAATACACTCGGGGAAATAGCAGATAAAATCAACAGCGTCTCGGTTCCGCTAAATGTTGATGCGCTAGTTCAACTTCAAGCCCAGGTTATCGCCATGCAAAAAGAAATACAGGAAAAGTTCAGAGAGCAGAACGAAAAGTTGAGAGAACTGCTAAACAAAAAACCCACCTGAAGGTGGGTTAATTTTTGCCTTTTTTGGACCATATTGACTACTTATAAAATGAGATCAATATTTAATCGCCCAATAACGGGTATATGTTGAGGTATATCATGGCGAAAAAACCAGGTGAAAACACAGGAAAAAACGGCGGAATATACCAAGAAGTTGGCCCACGCGGCGGTAAGAAAGACAATTTTGCAACCGTCAAGGACAACGAAAGGCTTCCACCAACAACAAAGCCAGGTCATGGCTGGGTATTGGATAAGCGAACTCCAGACAGCAAAAAGTAATAATCAAGCCGGGTCACTCCGGCTTTTTGATATGTCGCTCGCAGAACTCAACAAGCCTGCTCATTAAGTAGCAGTAAGTCTCGTTGGCTCTTCCTAGTTCAACATCAACACCTACCCTTGAGCAGATATCGAATGCCATGTGAGCGCACTCATGGGCAATAGTAGATAGTTTGCCATTGAACACGCCTATCACATGCAAAACACCATTCTCGCTACTCATTGTATGAGACGCTCCGTTGGCGTCCGAGTCATGCACGTCAACGCCAAGTTTTTGATGCAGGCGTTGCCATTCTGGAAAGTCTCTACAAAACACAATTGTACCGCTCTCAAAGAGCGGAACGAGCATCTTTGGTACGTTTCCAATGTTAACTTTTTTCATGGTATCCTGTTCAAAACTAAGGAGGTTGGTGTGCTTGAATGGTTTCTGTTGGCTGCATTAGTCGTTTCTGGTTTGGTGTATGAGTATCGAATGCACTCTCTAACAAAAAAAATAGGAATTCTAGAAAACGAATATTGTGCTCTCAAATCCTCACTGGAACGTGAGCAAGGGGACTTAAAAATCTCTCTGTCTAGCATTGAGCGTTCTATAGAGAGCTTAGAGGATAAGGTTGATCGTATAAAGAATGAGGATATTCATGATATTAAGGACGACATATCCTTCTTAAAATCTTGGTTGAAAAATGTTGGGAAAATTGCCACATCAACACGAGATAAGCTCAATCCATCCATGGATGACTAATTACTCCTGTGCCATTCCGCTTAGCGATGCCACAATTCCAGCTCTTGCTAAACGCTGGAACTCTTCGTTTCCTAGTGCCTCGCGTATTGCTTTTACGGCGGCCTTATTTGCCATAAATCTGCGTTCCGCCGCCGCTAATGCGCCATCACTTGCCCCAACCTTAACTGCCTTTGTTGCCTCTTGAACAGCCTTTTCAATAGCGTAACGACCGCTTCTAGTTGCGGATAATTTCGCTATCGCTCCTTTTGCCATTGCATCAATTGCCCCACCTGCAGCGCCACCCGCTATTGCTCCAATAACGCCTCCTCCAGAGAACCCTGCGATAGTGCCAGTAGTTCTAAAAGCGCCAGACAATGCGCTCTCTAAAACTGGATGAAGGCCATTCTCAAGAGTGCTAATGGCTGGCATAGATCGCCCTGTCTGTTCAACATATCGAAGTGGCTTTGTTGCTGCTCGTGCAAGTTCTCCGTATGAACTTGTAATCCTGCCAAGTTCTGGAGAATATCGACTAATTGCCTTCACGTTTTGTGGGGTAAGAATAGTCGCGATATGCTTAATTCCAGCCTCTTCAGACTTACCTCCGCGTACCCCTTGCGACATTGCATCTTGTAATATTGATGCAATTGCTGGCGCGCGTTCCGACTCAGGTAGGGCGCTTATTATTTTATGGAACTGACCTGTTCCACTTTTTGCTGAACCCTGTAACGCCTTAGATCCATTAGTTACCAACTGATCAGTTGCAAGGTCTCTACCAAACGCTGCTTCAGCCTGTTCTTGTGCTGTAAATCTTGCCTTTGACAGATCATTAGCTTTTTGCCAGTCATCAAGAAAACCGCCATTTTGAGCCATTATGCGCATATCTTCCGTTGCTGCATCACGAAGCTCAGCCATGCGCCTTGCCGTATTTGCCTCACCAGACCTTATATACTTCTGCTCTGCGTCAGCAAGTTTACTTCGCCATGCCTTCATGGCATCAAACGTGATTCCTTTTTTACCAGTTTTAGCATAAGCAGATGCGAATTGTTTCATCTCAGGAGTTAGCGGCATGCCAGCCAAAATATCACCCTGAATTGTAGCGTTCAGGTTTGACATTCTGGCCTTTGCGTCAGGAATCGTGGAGCGGACGCTATCCCATGCGGCCTTTTCTGAATTTTTCATTTTATCAATACTTGCCAAAACCCTTTGTTTTATGGCTGCACTTTTTTCTGATGCAGTTCCTGCTTCAGCCCCAAACTCATCCAATGCTGAGTTAAATTTCGACTCTATTTCACTGAATGCTTTGGTGTGTGCATCCTGTGTAATTCCGGGCTTTGACGCCAGAATCCCCTCCGCCTGAGCAAGACCACGACTACCTGATCTCATGCCAGGAGTTAATGCGTTGATATCTATTCCAGCAGTATCTGCTGCTTTTGCTATTTCGTCTGACACATTAGCTGACTGTCTGGCAATAATCTCTCTTCCTGTACCAGACTTTGCCATTTTCGAAACATCAGCAGCGGAATTTATTGCCCCGCCACCAAGAACTTGAGGTGATTTAGAGGTTAAGATCCTTCCAGCCCCAGAAAGTATCCCCTGAGCACCAATATTGATACCACCATTAATGGCAGCATTTTGTGCAAAATCGCCCTCCTGATTTGCAGCATCAGCAAGAGAACCTGCAATCATGTTTCCTGCGGAACCGATGTCTCCTGCGAGCTTTGCTGTCGCTCCAGCAGCTTTTGCCGCTGTGCCAATTGGCAGGAGATACCCCCCAAATGTTTCACCGGCTTGCGCCCAAGGGTCTGTCGGTCGATCGACAGGGCGATAAACATCATCCAAAACCTTGGGGCCACCAAGCCCCTGGCTGATTGCATTAATCAGACTTGCGCCACCCTGCAATACGTCAAATGGTATGTTTACCAGACCACGACCAGCCTGTTCTGCAATTTGCCCTGCACTTTGACCACCAGTGAGCCAATCGCCAGCTTGTTGCATCAATGATGGTTCTTCTTTCTGCTGCTGAGGCGGAGGGTATGCTGCATAAAACTGATCTCTTGCTTCAGCCCATTTGTCACCAGCCTTAGGGGCAACAACCTCATCAAAATATTGCGCTTGAGCCTGTGCTTTCTGTTCTTCAGTTAACGCCTGATACTGTGGAGAAGCGATAACATCTTTCCATGCTTTAGCCATTAATCACCCCATAAAGACGAGAAACCGGACTTATTGCTGTCGCTTCCTGATTTTCGCTCACTAACATATGTGTCATAACCTGATGAACTATATCCCATTGATTCAGCCTCCCTTGCTGCAACCTTTTGAAATACAGAATATTGCGATCGGATTTCAGATAACTGTTTTCTGACGACCTCTTCAGGCTGTGTTATATCGAGTTTCGCGATCAGGTTTTCCAGTTTTTGGCCTTCAGCATTGGAGAGGCTACCCATACCTCGCATAGTCTGCACGTTCTGGACAAACGCCCCCGACTTTAATTCTTCTATCGCATTACGGTTTGCAAGCCCTTCAGCACTTGTGAAGCCATCTATATTTCTTCCTTCGAAGCGACCAATACCTTCAAGCTCCTTCTTACCAAGCAAAGAATCAATTTTCTCTATCCCTCGCTCACCAGTAATTAACGCATTGTTGTAATTATTGTTGCCATCAAGCCATCTCTTAGCCTGAGACATTCTGGCTGACGTTGCAGCTTTACCGGTTAGCGGATCAATTCCCGTCGCTGCTATCTGTGAGTTAAGAGACAAAACATCCATATCCTGAAGTTGTCCTGCTCTTTCAAGGGCCGCCTGTGACTGCTTAAACACATACTTGTCGTGATTCAGTCTTGCCATTTGAGCCTTATAGGAAAGATCCTGACCCCTAATAGCCCTCGCATTCGTCATGTCATTATTGCGAATGGTTTCTTTAATTCTTTGCTGCTCCTGCTGGCGACCAACCATCTTATCCTGAACAGCAAACGCCTTTTCTGGTCCAAGCGCACCGAGAGACATAGTAGTCAGCATGTGTGATAGCTGCTCTGGATTCTGGATACCTGTCTGAATCATCCAGTCAGCATTAGCGCCAACGCGATTTAACCTGTCCTTGTTGTCAGTAATGAATTTACTGTAGGCTTCCGGTCCCTGAGAAAGAGCGACGTTAGCTCTCATGGCTAAATCGCCCATATCGTTGCGTTGCTGCTCATTAAGACCGGAAAACGCCTGTTGTGCCTGCGCAACAAACGCTGGATTTTCCTTGGCAAACTTAAATAGTCCCGATGGATCACCAGAAGCCCATGCATCAGCATGAACCTTATTGAACGCATTAATCGCTTTCTGTTGCTGTTCCTGCTTATAAATATCAGCAACTCCAGCCAGACCACGTAACGCGGTCAGACCAACGTTATTTGCACCTGAGCGAGCCAACTCATTGTTTTCGCGGATCAGACCAAGCGTTGCGTTAATGTCGCTTGCCTTTGGCGCATTCTCATTTTGCGTACCGATGCCAGCCAGAAAACCACCAGAATTAATACCCTGTTGCCACGTAGCCATTGATTACCCCTTAAAACAACGAGCCAAGCAGACCAAGACCAGCACCGATACCAGCACCCCACGGAGTTGATAGCTCGAGAGCACTGGCTATGCCACCACCCAAAAGCGCACCGGATGCAGCACCACTAACCCCCTGCTGCAATGCTGACGGTCGGTTGGCGTTTGCCGCAGCCAGCGCCGCGCTTTGCTGTGAAATCTGACTCATGTTGTTGGCATATGTTTGCCCGGCGTTTGCCTGCCCCTGAAGAGCGCCAAGACCGATATTTGCCAGGTTGTTGTAATTGTTCATTTGTCCAGATAGCCATTGCTGACCAAGCGTTGGTGCGATTGTTGCTAACTGATTACTGGTTGCGGTGGAACCCAATCCACCTGTTGCTTCCGCTGCCGCCAGACTCTGATAGCGAGCCTGACCAGCAAGATCTTTGTACTGCTGAGAGTTGTAATACTGGTTAAGTGCCTGACCTTGCCCTTCCAGAGACGATAAGTTCTCGAGGCTGCCGAGATACTTATCAGCCAGAGGAGTAAACGGCTTCAGGTTGTTCATGATGGTGTTGAACTGCTTATTTTGCAGGTCTGCGGCATACTTCTGAGCTTCTGCGGCATACTTTGCGCTTTTATCAGAACTGCCACCTTTCCCGCCTTTTTCAGGGCAATAAGGTTCCTCGCCGCGCAGTTTTCTGCCCAGCGTAAATGCATATAACATGGCTATCTCCCGTGATTCAGGAAGTCGATTAGTTCTTCGCGTGTGGCGCTGTAAAACGTCACGTCATCCACGCCTTTGAAGTATTTCTTGATGGTTCCTACACGATTAAGGCCAATCATTGCGCAATACATCTGACCGTGGCGGAATTTGCGTGCAGCGAACGATGTGACGCACTGAACGGTGGTGTTAATCAGAATGTATCGCCAGAACGCCAGCCCGATTTCCTTGCTGAAGCCGCGAACCTCTGGCAGGTACATGGCGTGGCAATCGAATGTCAGCGGCTGAATCTCCTGATAGTAAACAATGCCGCCGAACTGCCCGTGCACGTTCACCTCAAAGTAACGGCAATCAGGTTTGTAGTCGTATCCATCACCGTTGTTGCTCCCGGCGATAATGTCAGGGTGATTTCCGACTGCTTCTATCAGGTCGATGTTTCGCGTTGGTTTGAATGTAATCATCAGTCAATCAGCCCATGTAATCTAAGTGCCGTTTCAAGCGCCAGAATACGCTGCCGCGCCTGCTGCAAACCTGTAGCGAGAGCTGCGACTTCGGATTGTGTGTACGTAGTGCCGACAGTGTATGACTGGTTAGCGTTGAATGAGCCAAGAAGTGGCGTACCTGTGGCTGCAGTCCATCCGGTATTTCTTGCTCCAACAACCTGAATTCCATCAACTGAATATGATGTTTTTACATTCAGTGGTGACGCAAGAGACTGCGATTCGGTTACGGTTTTCGATACGTAATCACTCTTAATGTCAGATACATCGCTTTCTACGCCCTCCAGTCTTTTGTCAACAGTGACAAGATGCGCCTGAATATCGATAACCTCATCCAGCAAGTAATCAACATCGCTACGCAGTACGACTATCTTCCCTTCGGCGGTTGTTAACCTGACCTCAAGGAGATTTATCGCTTTTGTGTTTGCGGTGATTCTTGCATCGTGGTCATCGAGAATCACATCCTGCTCATCGTTCCTGACTTGTGCATCATAAGCGCCCTGTCCTGCCTCGTTGGCTTTGTTAGCCACGTTACCAACATCAGCACCCTGTGCAATAACGTACAGCAGATATGACTGCGAGAAGATATTGCGTGGAAGGACTGATGTATCGAGCCGCGTCGCCTGAACAATAACAGGTGTATTGAGATTCGAATCCGCCATTACTCAATCCTTATCTGAGCGCCAGACAGAGTTACAGGTGACTTCGTGATAACGCGCAATTTGAAACCGACATTTTTCCTGATGCGCCCTACTCGCTTCCACAAAACACGTTTGTCGTAAACGAACGGTTCATTCTGTTCAATCATCTGCTCACGTCCGTAATTGATTCCGTCAGTGGTTGCAGAGAGGAACAGGCGGTCAGCGTACTGCGCAACGCCAGTTGAAGATTCAACCTCAAGGTCGAACACTCTTGCGTTATCCGCTTTGAACAACGGAGTAAACAACAGGTGTTCCTGTTGCTTGTCGTACTGGCTGCTGATATCGAACTGCAATTTGCCGATAACCGATTCCAGCTTATCGCCGCACGTTATCTGATTTCCTTCGTAAATGAAGTCGATAGCGCGGTACACATCGTCATACAAGCCTGTTTTCAGTACACACCATTGCGGACCATTGGCGCTTGAAGATGCGTCGTACACGAGAACATGGCGAGGAAGGTGGATAATCAGCAACTCATGAGCATCAAAGCGCAGAGACTCCATCACGCCATCAGCCAGTTCATCAGCAGTGTAGGAGCGGAGGATTTTCTCAACGCTCGCGCTGGCGATTGGTGATACCTGACCAGAGCCGATGATATACACAGACGGCGCACCTGTTGCCGGATTGCTGATGAACGCATACGAATCAGCAAACGGCGTTTTGCAGTAAGTTCCGGCAATGCCTTTCTGCACCATCAGCGATGGCTGTGCGACATACAAAGCGGCACCAACGGTGGTTGCACCTGTCAGGGAAAAATATTCAATAGTCGATGAACCAAAGCAGACGATGAAGTCTCGCCATGTCCCGATACCGATGATGCCGTCCGGCTGCGATTCTGCGCGATATTGTGCGCTGTAGCGGTCAGGATGCGATTCGTCTTCAAGGTCAGTGATAAACCATGAATCAGTGCCGTCTTTTGACCACGCATAACGCCCACGTAAGCGCGTAATGTCGCGAACTGAACCTAACTCGTACTGTGTGAATCCGCTGTCAGTAGGCCAGTTTGAGACGGTTTTAACCGTGCCATCATAGCGGTATTCGACCAGTTGACCATTAACACCTATCGCCTGTGATGTCCGACCATGCGCCATTGATACACGATCACTTCCGGCGACGTCACCGACTTCACTTTCCCCTTTGTAGAGCTTGCCACCACACACGCGATAAACAGCATTCTGCGCCATGTTGTACTCGACGCCGCGCGATACACCATTCACATCAGAACGTTTGGCAATGCCCGGGAATGAGCGAAGATATCCGCTGCTGTTGAGGATTTCTTTGGGTGTAGCCAGCATATTCACTGGCAGATAGTCGATATAGTCGGCGTTTCGGAAGTCTTTGCCGACACCTTTCATAAGCGGAAGTTGCTGAATCGGCATTTATTCACCTCACGTACTCGGATCATCTTTCTCGATGTAAAACCGATTCCACGTAAACGCGCTTTTGTTACCACTACCGCGAGGCATGTCATTTCGCCGCTCAAGTGGTGGTATTTTGGTTAAAGCGATACAGATTGTTTGATATGCACTGTCAGCAGCGGTAAGGAGAGCGTCTGACGGCTGAATGACGTTATCCATGCACACTTGCACAGCGAGTTTCAAAGCGACGCCATCATTTGCCCATGCAGGGATACCTGAATCATCGTCAGGTAACGGCATGATGCCGTTTTCTGTATTAGCAAACTGATATCCAAGCTCGATACCTTTCGCCTGCCATGCTGCCATCATGTCTTCGAGGTCATTAATGGCATCTTCAATTGCCTGAGGGTCGGCATCTGTCAACGTGGCATTGGAATACAGCCCGGCTTTTCGTAAAGCCTTTAGAACGAGATCACCCTTCGTTTTCGCCATCTTCTTCCGCCTTAGCCACTTTTTGCTTCGTTGCGGTTTCTTCAGGAGTTTTTACCCAACCTTTTTTCAGGTGAGATTTAACTTCTTCGTCATCAACAATGATGTAATCGACAGCAAACTGACCACAGGTGATCATGTTGCCCGGCTTATAGAGCATTGTTCGTGCCATTATCTTCTCCCAATAAAAATGGGGCCGAAGCCCCACCAAAATTACTGCCCGGCAATAACGATGCCCGTATATTCAGGAACAAGTACAGAGCAACCGTACAGGGTGGTGAAACGCGCAGTGGTTACACCTTTGATGTGGTCGAAGGCGTAAGACATGATCAGCGTAGCGCCCTGCTCGGTGGTTGCTGTCATTACCTGTGGACCCTGACCAGTCGGGAACGCCAGTTTGCCGTACATCAGCTCAACAGAACCATCAGCCCAGAACAGGTTAGCAGGTGCTGCGTTCTTGTTGAGAATGGTGATTGCTGCTGATGCTGCCGGTTTGGCATCGACGTTTGCATATGGACGACTCGCAACATCGGCATTTTCAACAGGGAGAATCTTTGGAGAGATTGTTACGGTAGTTCCGCTAACAGCCAGAACACGGAATACCTGCGGTTGCCCGGTGGTATCTTTTGTGATCTGGTGTACGGAATTCACACCGGCAATGGTGAACGCATCACCAACCTGCAAGCCAGATGCAGATACCGTAATAGTCCCCTGTCGGTTATCAACTGGCATACCATTTAAATCTTTCGCTTCAACCTTGTGTTCAGGTTGGCCTGATACTGTCAAGGATTCAGCGCTTCCTTTCGGTAATCGACCAGAAATATCGGTCTTGTAGCTATCAAAGGAAGCAACCGGAGGGATCTGCGCTTTTTCGTATGCTGTCAGGGTTGCGCCCTGAGCGTAGGCACGGTGACCAAGCTCGCCAGCAAGGTCTTTGTAGTTGAAGGGGTTCCAGAAAGAGCGACGGTTGATACCCTGAGGTACACCAATCGCCGTCATGGTGGCATCAATACCTGCCGCACAGTTCCACAAATCACGGCCCTGTGTACCTGTGGTTGAGTCAGACATTGTGATCACGTTAGTAGCACGCTGCGTGACCATGGAAATCAGGTCAGAGTCAATCTGTGCAGCAAGGCGCATACCTGCGGCGCGACCAGCTTCAGTTTTATGTTCCGGGTCACGCATTTCACGCGCATCCAGAGTGTACAGAATGTTTTTCGGCTCCTTGAACACAGAAGGAACAAGGCGCTGAACCAGTGCTGTTGGCGTTTTGCTGCTGAGGTCGAGGCCTTCCTCAATATTCATGTGGTAATGCTGCTGACGATACAGAACATCACCTGCTCGCTGCATTGCTGTATCACCGGGACGGAATTTTTTAGCGTTACGGGAAACTACGCAGGCGGCCTCAAAGCCTTCAACGTAGTTTTCGAACATGATTTCAAGGTCTTTTGCTAATTGGTTAGCCATGCTTAATGCTCCGATAGGTTATTTTTTTGCCTTTTTAGCGGCGAAATACGGCGTCCAGTCACCAGTTTCCAGCGCCTTGGCTTTCAGTTTGTCGAGGTTATTGATTACTGCGCCGTTGCTCCCCTTAACTGTCGGGGTTGTGGCTGCCGTGGTTTTTGCTTTTGGCATGATTCTGGCCTTCGATTCGATACGTTCCAGCAGACGACCAATTGCTACGGGGTTGGTAGCTTCTGCCAGTTGCTTGCGCAGTTCAGCGTTGCGACCGAGCGCCAGAACAACGATTTCCGGCTTCTCTGACTCAAACAGGATCGCGTTTTGTGTCTCGATGGGGATTTCCTCGAGTACGGCCTGCTCAGCTTCCTGATAGCCAGGAACTTTGAGGGCCTTAACACGTTGCTGATATTTGGATAATCGCTCTTGATAGGCAGCCTGAAGCTCCTGCTCCTTCTGCTTGCGAGCCATCTCCTGTTGCTGGTACTTGCCGTTATCCTCTGCCCACTTAGCCATGCGTTGCTGGTAGATTTCTTCATCGAAACCGATGTCCTCATCGTCCAGTTTTGGCATTCTCGGTGGTTGAGTGATTACCGGCTGCTGCTCGACGGGTTTCTGAGACTGACGCATCAGCTCTTTCAGCTCGCGGTCTTTCTCTTTAATCGTCTTGCGCAGGTGTTTTACCAGTCCATGCTCTGCGCTATCTTCGCTGGTTGGCGAATCCAGCTTTTCGTCACCAAAGTAGAATTCCTGTTCTGATTCGTCGTCATCAGTTTCAGTAGCTTCCTCTGCATCATTGCCGGAGGACTCACTGCCATCTTCTGTTTCGACTTCTTCAGCCAGTTCGACATCATCAGGAATCTGCTCTGACGCGTCGGTTTCGATTTCAACTTCTGGTGTGTTTTCTGCCATCTGGTCCATTTGTTACCCCTGTTTACTCGATGTTCAGCCCATCGGAAGGCAATAGGGTGCCTGGCCTCATAAAGACAGCCATTGCACGTTATGGGTTAATTACTGCTGTGGTTGTTGCTGAGTTGATTTTTGCAGGATGCTGCTGATGTCCATGCGCTGCGCATGACCCTGTGCCTGACTTTTCAGGACAAGCTCTGCATCAGCACGGGCATTGTCTCCTTGCTGTTGCTGGAACTGTCCGAGCAGTTTCAGAGCCTCGCGGATATCAGATTTCTGCTGGCTATCGGCAGATGCGAGGATTTTCACAACGTTTGCCGCTGCAACCTGAGCATCAGTCTGTGCCTGGAATGCTTTAACCTGAATGGCTGCCTGCTCGTTCTGCGCTTTCTGCAATTCAGCCTGACCTGCAAGAAGCTGACCTTGCGCTGCAACCATAGCCGGATCTGGCTGACTGGCCTGTTGTTGTTTCGCCTGCTCAACCATCTGCTGTTCTTCTGGTGTTCTCGGCTTGATAACTCCAGACAGAAGCAACTGATTGCGGTTGTATTCTTTCAGGTCGTCCATCCCTTCGCCGTCCATATTGTCGAGAATCATCGACGATACAAGGTCGTGCTTCGGCGTTCCTGGTGGGATAAGTGCCAGCATGGAAAGTAACGACTTAACCGTTGCATCACGGCGAGTAGCGAACGACTGACCGACATCGACAGTCACTTCATAGTTACCCTGCGAAAGGTCGTTAAGCGCGATAACCTGCCCTGTCTGACGGTCAACCACTTCACCAGTCATCAGCGCCACGTCATCGCTGCCGTCCTCATTAACGATACGCATCGGCGTATCGCTGCCATAGACTTCACGCGCCATAGAAAGCCACACAACGCCAGCGCGACGCATAGATTTAGCCATGTTGTCCATGTAGATATAGGACTGCGTGTCCATCCGGTTAAAAATGCTATCAACGGTATCAGTAGCGACGTTGCTCGGCATGTTCTCAAGCTGCGACGCACCTGTAATTTGCTGAATAGCCGTTCCGGTGTACTGCAATAGCCCGGCAAGAGCTGGCGGCATTTGTGTCGGAGGTGTCCAGCCAGCAACCTGAGCTTCTGAAATGACTGTTCCGTTTTTGTCCTTCTTGCTGGTCATAGGAAGAACTGCAGGTCTTTTCTTATTCCTCTCTGCCCAGTGATTCATTAATGGGCCGGGAATGAAATCAACATCCACGATAGGAATGCCATCACCGCCAGCCTGAGTAGCGTTATCTGCAATCATGGAAACCATCAGGTTCTCAAGACGCTGTGCATCCATCGCTTTTGCTGCGTGGCCTTCGATTCGCTCCTGATTATCAACAAATGAGCGACGCCCATATACCGGGATGAGAGGAATATGTTCGCCAGGAATACGCTTCGGTTCTTCCAGCCATTCAGCGCCAGAAAGAAGACCGCAATAAACTCGGCGTTTCTTCACCGTTCTCTCGCCAATCAGTTCGAATGCACCATCGGTCAGCTCGTCGACAATATCTTTGATTTGCTCTTCATCATAGATTGCCGTTTCTCCGCTAACAGGGTTGCGCCACGCCGTGAGCTTCACCTTCTCTATGCGAACTTCGTAGTAACGTCCAACATAGATGGCGTCAGGCGTTGACCAGTCATACTGAGTACCAGTGTCATCCCGAGAAAGGCTTGCCGCAATGGAATCAGGGTATTCAGCCTCGAACGCTTTAGGCGTCATGGAGAACATTTCCATAGCCCACATAGCATCAGAGCGGTCATATTGTTTGCTGTCCTGATCGAAGAAGACGCATGTCGCCGGGTCGTAAACAGGAAGAATGCTGATGCGTCGCTGCTCGTTACTTGGGTCCATTTCATCTTCGTAATCGGCACACATGCGGAAACAACCGAATCCGCCCGTTACAGCATCATCAAATGCGTTATCACACGCTTCGCCACCTGATGTTTCCTGATAGTCAGCGCGGAATTTGCCGTTCATCTTTTCGGCTAACGCTTCCGATGCCTTGTCATCCTTCGGCCTGAATTTAACGCTGATGCGATTCTGTCGATACTCGCCAATGATGCGATCACATTCACGGGCAATCTTATTCAGTTCAAAGCGCGGGTAATGCTCAAACCTGCCTTCATCAAATGAGTAACCAGCGTTTGTGCTGCCTTCCCACTGTGCGCCGGATACCCGGACGAAACGTTGAGCCTCAATAATCTGCTCACGCATATCCTGCGTTGCTGACCAGGCATTATCAAAGTTGCACAGCACCTTGCGATGCCAGTCAGTCATCTTTTTTTCTGCCATATCAACCTACACCACAAGGAATTGAGTAACTGGAATAGTCGGGTTGCGCAGCCGACTCCGGGCAATGCATACACATCATCAGCGCATCAGCCAGGTTAGGAGATGGAATACCGAGCTTCTGCTTCATTTCGACCTTAGTCATAAGCTCCAGCTTCCCGTTGTTATTGAATTTGCGCTGAATCTGCGTAAGTTCTGCAAACAGCTTCTCCAGCATCTTCTCGCCTATCGCTTCTTTGTCGAAACTCAGCATGTCGTCTGGGTCTGCATACTCACCGTGAACAACCGCCCGATATGTCAGATACAGCCTGTCAGCCAGCGCGTAATAGAATTGCGCTCGCTTATTGCGGAAAACATCGCCAATAGTGCGGACGTTGTCTCCCTGCACGACTTCATCAGCCCATGCTCCGGCCTGATAAGGCGCATCTTCATCGAATGGCGATTCGCTGCCCTTGAACATCGTGGCGGTGATTTTCTTGCCGGAGAACGCTTCCGTTGTCTGTCTGCGTAGGCCCGCACCGACGCCATCACCATCCCACAGGTAATGGTCAGCGCCGTCTTCAATTGCCAGCGAAGTAGCCCAGTCAGCACCCTCGTTGATGTCCATCAGCAGACCTTCGGCAATGCGCTTAACTACCGAACCGTGACGCGATGCATAACCTTTAGCATCTGGCCCTGTATCTGATGGGTCATGCGCAGAGACAACAGCGCCTTTCGCTTTCCATCCGAGTTTCTTGTGCGCATCGGTTGCAGCTTCAAGCCATTCTCGTTTGATGATTGCCATATCACTTGCGCTTACCGGCTCACCAAGCCAGATGTGACGATACAGTGTCGGATTTCTGCGTTTACACTCTTCCATCTCCAGACGGAGAACTTCAGGAAAATGCGGGTTGTCGGTGTAGTTCACCGTCAGCAGGCAAATATCATCGGGAGGATTTACAACGAATCGCTGATAGGTATCGTCGAGGATGTTTTTCGGGTTGAAGCTCACCCATATTTCGGAAAATGGCTTGCGGATGGTTGGTATCAGGATATCCCATGATTCCTTCGTTACCGCTTCCGCTTCCTCCACCCAGCAGATATCAATGCCTTCGAGCGATTTAATCTTCGTCGGGTTGTTTTTGATGCCGTAGAACATGAACTCAGCATTCGTTCCGAGATGACGAATCATGGAGCGCTGAATTTCAAACTCAGCCGTATACCCTTCACGCTCGATGGTGTCTTCAAGCAACCGGATTACCGAATCGCTGATACTGTTTTGCAGTTCACGAGCGCAGAGAATACGCACTGGCTGACGACGCGCCGCTTCAACAAGCAGTCTCGCAATTGCCCATGACTTACCGCTACCTCGACCGCCTTTGGCGACTTTGTAGCGATGCGCCTCAATGAACGGTTCAAAGATAGGATTAATCGAGGTCATTTTCCGAATAGAGTGCTCATCGGTGATGTTTCAATCTGGATTGCGCCGCCGTCTTTGCCTGTTAGCTCGTGATCAACCTTGTCGCGCCATTTATCCTTCTGTCGGTTCTTAAGCCAGAAGATGGCGGCGGTTGTATCAGGCGGGTAATACTTCTCAAGCGGAGTTTCGACAATTCTGTTTTCAATAACACGAATATCGATGTCTGGAGCCACGAAGCCCATAGCGCGTTGATAAAGACGGTCACTAACTTCTGCATCAGCGACGGCCTTACCCTTTTTTATGGACTCCGAAAACTCAGGATAATCAAGCTTCCACTTGTTAATAGTTGACTCACTAACTTCGAAGAAATCAGCAAGCTCTGCATCGGTGTAGCCCAGCAAGCACAGTTTGCGTGCCTGTTCGGCATACGCCTCTTGATACTTTGTTGGGCGCGCCATGTTTATGCTCCGGTAGTGAACAGGTCTAACGCTTCCTTCGATTTACGCACCGCTTCGATAGTGCGGGTCGTGATATCTGAATTAGCGCCGCCTGACTGGAAGTGAATTTTGAATAGCTCAAGCTTCAGTACGTCAGTGCCAATGAATTGAAATGCTTCCTCCGCGGCTGCGTTCTGGTTCATGACCAGTTTGTAAATCTCTAACTGGAATTTCTGTTCTTCAGTCATGGGAATAATCTCCGCCATTGTTGGCTCCGTTTATCCGTTAAAAGGGATATCAGTTAAGTTATCCCGTGTAGGGTATAAGCCATTATCAAAGCCACTCTGTAGGGAATGGCTTTTGTAATAACTACTGTTCGCTTAGCTTCTGCTTCAGCAAGTAACCTTCGAGCATCCAGATTTTGTTTACAGCATTCTGTCTGGCAATCTTCCGACCAATTTCTGCATCAAAATTTTCCGGACTTGCACAGGCGCTTTCTCCGGTGACGGTGAAGCCGTTGCGCAGCACCAGGACGCAGAACGTCAGCAGAGAAAGTGATTCGTGCGGCTGGTAGTTTACCTCTCCGCCAGTATGTTTCGCTTTTATGGCTTTGCCAAAGGCACCATCTTCTGCTGTGAAATATGCCTCCTGAGCAATAATGCCTTCGATATGGTCTGGCGTAACGCGCGGTGCCGTTTTGCCTTTCTCAACGATTTCTTTTTCGATTTGCTGGTCGTTCATAATTATGACCCTGTAGAGTGGTTGCTTGATTAGGATGTCTTTCCATCAGTCCGCCACCACAAAGAATCTTTTTTGCCATAAGGCTGGAGGTTCATCTTTCAGTGGCTGCCAGTGTTATTTCCCCACTTACTGGCTTGGGTTGCTTCGTGGTACTGCTGTTAATTAGTGAGTCCGGGGATTACGGTTTGCCCGTGCTGTTCAAGGCGTTCAATTCTCGCCAGTAGCTGAGGCTTCTTAATTTTTCCCCAGCGATTGAGCAGGCGACCTGACATGCTGGCAACATCCTTCTCTTTCATGTACTCCAGCATTACGGCATTTCTCTCTTCTTCAAATTGACGATGACCAACCTGAAGCATGGCGTACATCCAGTTAAATGCGTTGATGTAAGCAATTTTGATACGCATTGCTTCTTTTTTGGTGTAGGACATAACCAAAAGCATCAACCCATCCTTGCGGAGACGGTAGAATTTTTGCGGCTTACCATTCTGTAACTCATTGTTTTTATAGCAAAGCTCAAAGTTGAGCTTTGTATCAAACTCAGGAGGGCAAGCTTCTATGGTTCGTTCAATGTCACGAACTACGTTCTTCGGCAGCTTTCCAAATGCTTTTGCCACCATAAAAGAATCTGTAACCGGATCGTTGTTTGCCACAAAAATCAGATCTCGGAAATCGATGCCGTTAACGATAGTTGGATAATTCATCAGTGCTCACCTTTTAGTGATGAACCTTGTCACACAGGATTCCGGCCCACAGAAAGGCACCGATCACCAAACAGGCATCCTCAAGGGTCATCCTGAAAGGTTCTGTGTTCATAAGTCGCGCGTGTGAAGCGCGTTTGTTGCAGATATAAAAAAGCCCCGCGAATGCGAGGCTAAATCCTGGTGTTTGTGATGACTGGCTCTTATCTCAACGCAGCCCCTTACCGCGCGCCAGATGCTCAATATCAAGCATCAGCAATGAGATGTTTAATCTGGATTCACTCCAGAAGTGATCACCATCCTGTCTACAGAGCCAGATGTGAAGGATGATGAGTAAAATTATCGCTATCATCGAAGGCATTGCGTCCCGATGTATTCCTGAAGCGTTCTCAGTGCTGTTTGG